GAATGACATGACTGATCGCAATAAGTTTGAAGAAATGCTTGAGCGTCTCGTCAATGAAGACAGAGAAGGTGCAGAAGCATTGTTCCACGAAATCGTGGTAGAAAAATCAAGAGATATTTACGAATCACTACTTGAAGATGAAGAAGTAGAAGAAACAACTGATGAAGAAGTTGATGAAGCTACAGATGAAGAAGTAGATGAATCAGAAGAAGACCTAGACGAAGCAACTGATGAAGAAGTAGATGAAGCATCAGACGAAGATCTAGATGAGTCAGACGAAGAAGTTGACGAAAACTTTTTTGATATGGCAGAAGGTGACCCAGTAGACGACATGATGGGTGACATTGAAGACCCAGACATGGGCGGTGACATGGACATGGAACCAGAAATGGGTGACGACGACATGGGTATGGGCGACGAAGACGGTGACGTTGAAGATCGTGTAGCAGACCTAGAAGATGAGCTAGAAGCACTTAAAGCAGAATTTGAAGCCATGATGGGCGACGAAGAGCCAGGTGACGAAGAGCCAGCAGACGACATGCCAATGGACATGGACTCAGAAGAAGGTGACGACGAAGAAGCTGAAGAAGAAGCAATTGCTTTTGAAGACGAAGAAGTAGAAGAAGCAGCTGACGAAGAAGTAGAAGAGTCAAAAGCACCAAAGTCACAAACAGAAATCATGCGTGAGTACACAGATAAAGTCACAGCAACAATGGGCGACAACGGCGCAAACACAAAATCAACAGTTGCAGGTAAAAACGATATGGGCGGAACAACAGCAAATATCGCAAAAGGTGGCGACGGCGGAGCAGGCGGAACAGCAGGCGGCCTAGCACAACCATCAACAAAAGAAGATAACGCAGGGAATGTAAACGTTCCAGGCGCAAAAGGTGCTACTAAAATGGCATCGCAACCCGGCCATGGTGCCGAGAAAAAAGGTAAAGCACCTGAGCAAGATAGTTCAGCAGGCTCACCTTTAAATGGTGCTCCTAAAAGAGCAAAGTAAGGACTGAAGTATGAAACTACTAAACGAACATTTGAGTTTCGATGCTGCTAGAATGGTTGTTGAGTCTGCCAACGATGGTAAAGATCTTTATATGAAAGGTATTTGCATTCAAGGCGGAGTACGCAACGCAAATCAGCGTGTTTATCCCGTTAACGAGATTGGCAGGGCTGTCACCACACTCAACGAACAAATCAGTGGTGGCTACTCAGTGTTAGGTGAAGTAGATCATCCAGATGGACTTAATATTAATCTTGATCGTGTAAGCCATATGATCACAGAAATGTGGATGGATGGCCCAAACGGTTACGGTAAATTAAAAATTCTACCAACTCCGATGGGACAACTAGTTAAAACAATGCTAGAAAGCAGCGTAAAACTAGGAGTTTCATCGAGAGGTAGTGGTAACGTAAGCGAAAGCGGTAACGGTGAAGTATCAGATTTTGAAATTATCACTGTAGACGTTGTGGCGCAGCCAAGTGCGCCAGGCGCATACCCAACACCGATATACGAGCACCTTATGAACACCCGAGGCGGTTATAAGGCGTTCCAAACATCAAGGGAAGTTCAAGGCGATAAAAAGGCACAAAAATACTTAAAAGAGAGCTTATTAGAAGTAATAAGCAAACTCCGCTAACTAGGAGAGGATACAAAATGTTAGATGCACTAAAATCACTCTTCGAAAACACAGCACTATCGGAAGAAGTGCGCTCAGAACTAGAAGAAGCATGGAACGCAAAGGTGAAAGAAAATCGCCTGCAAGCGACTGCGGAACTACGTGAAGAATTTGCTAAAAAGTATGAACATGATAAAACAACAATGGTTGAAGCCATTGATGCTATGATGACAGAAAAACTTAGCGAAGAAATTGCTGAATTCCAAGAAGACCGCAAGCAACTAGCAGAAGCAAAGGCTAAATTTGCTATTGCACAGCGTAAAAATGCTAATCTTATGAAATCATTTGTTAGTGAAACACTAGCAAAAGAAATCAAAGAACTACATTCAGATCAAAAAGCAATGGCTGACAAGTTTGTTGCATTAGAAGAGTTTGTAGTAGAGTCACTTGCAAAAGAACTTGCAGAGTTTTACGAAGACAAAAAAGATCTTGCCGAAACAAAAGTACGTCTTGTACGTGAAGGCAAAGCTCATGTTGATAAAGTCAAAAAAGACTTTATTGAAAAAAGTGCAGCGTTGGTATCAGAAACAGTTGCAAAAGGTCTAAAAAAAGAGATCTCAGCACTGAAAGAAGATATTGATCAAGCACGTGAAAATGATTTTGGACGTAAACTATTCGAAGCATTTGCTAACGAATATCAACACTCATATCTAAACGAGAAGAGTGAAACTTCAAAGCTACTAAAAGTTGTTGGTGCTAAAGACAAACAACTAGCAGAAGCAAGAGAAGCAGCGTCTAAAGCAATCAAACTTGCAGAAGCACAAGCACATCAAAATAAAATGATCACTGAAAGTGCAAAACGCAAAGACACAATTAGCGATATGGTTGCGCCACTAAGCAAAGACCAACGTGAAATTATGGTAGACTTACTGGAATCAGTTCAAACAGACAGACTACGTTCTGCGTTTGACAAATACCTACCGGCAGTTATTGACGGTAAAGGTCCAGCAAAGCAAAAGGCAGTACTAGCAGAGGCAAAAGAAGTAACAGGCAACAGAACCCAAACAAATGACATCAAAGCAGACGTAGATCACAATGTGGTCGACCTAAAACGTCTTGCTGGACTATAAAGAGGAGAAACCAATGTCAGAACTATTAGAAAGTCGCTGGCACGATACAAAAAGCGCACTTCTTGAAGGCCTATCAGGCAATAAGAAAGCAGTAATGGCTTCAACACTAGAAAATACTCGCAAGTATTTGGCTGAAACTGCAACTGCTGGTGCTACATCTGCCGGTAACATCGCAACCCTAAACCGTGTGATCCTTCCAGTGATCAGACGTGTTATGCCAACAGTTATTGCAAACGAACTAGTTGGTGTACAACCAATGACTGGTCCAGTTGGTCAGATTCACACATTGCGTGTTCGCTACAGCGACACAGCAGGCTCAGGCGCATCAGGCGCAGTAGCTGGTGAAGAAGCACTATCACCATTCAAAATTGCAGAAGCATATTCAGGTAATGCATCAACAGCAAAAGCTGATGCAACTGCGGCACTTGAAGGTGAAGCTGGAAACAGACTAAGCATCCAGATCTTGAAACAGACTGTAGAAGCGAAAACACGTAAGCTATCAGCACGTTGGACCTTCGAAGCTGCTCAAGACGCTCAGTCACAGCACGGTATTGACGTTGAAGCAGAAATTATGGCTGCTTTGGCTCAAGAAATCACAGCAGAGATTGACCAAGAAGTATTGGCATCTTTGAAAACACTTGCAGGCACAGGTACAGACACATTCAACCAAGCAGCAGTTTCAGGTACAGCTACATTCGTAGGTGACGAACACGCAGCATTGGCAGTATTGGTCAACCGTGCAGCAAACAGAATCGCACAAAGAACACGCAGAGGCGCAGGTAACTGGGCAGTTGTATCACCAGCGATTCTAACAGTACTACAGTCAGCAACAACATCAGCGTTTGCTCGTACAACTGAAGGCACATTTGAAGCACCAACTAACACAAAAATGGTTGGTACATTGAATGGCGCAATGAAAGTGTACGTAAACACATACGCAGCAGATGATGACGTACTAGTAGGTTATAAGGGTACTTCAGAGTCAGACGCAGCAGCGTTCTACTGCCCATACATCCCACTAATGTCTTCAGGTGTTGTTCTTGATCCAAGCACATTCGAGCCAACAGTATCGTTCATGACACGTTATGGTTATGTTGAGCTATCAAACACTGCGTCATCTCTAGGTAACGCAGCAGACTACTTAGAGACAGTTGAAGTTAACACAGGTAACCTAAGCTTCTCATAAGTTTGAATTTACAAGTTATAAAATAGGCCCTACGGGGCCTATTTTTATGATAACTAATTGTATGGACATTAGTGTAGAAAAAACTCCAAAACAAAAACTAAGTCAATACGCAGTTGACACAGCAAGTAGTGTAAGTATAACACATTTGCCTAATTCTAATTTGACAAAAGTAAAAGATGCTGCTATAGAACTTAATGATCAAGCTGGCAGTGCAAAAGCAGTTGCACATATTGCAGCAAGAAATATCAAAAGTGAAAGCGAATTACACGAAAACTGTATTGCTATGCGTAAAGCAGGTGTTGACAAAGTTTTGCTAATTGGCGGCAGCACCTACGAAGGTAAAGTATATCAAACATTTTACGAAGTAAAAGATGCTATAGAAGATTACGGATTTGATATGTTCTGCGGCGTATATCCACAAAGCGAAACATACGGTAATATGGCATACACAAAGTATATGCATTTTAAAGGTGGTATAAGTCAGTTATGTTTCAATCCACGACTGTTAAACACTTGGGAAAAGAAAACACGTTTTGGCGTAGCAACAAATTGCACTCTAGAAGGTCTTTGGAAATATGCAAGATTGTGTGGACTTACCGATAGTGTTGCATACGCTGTAGGCAATTTACGTGGATTGACATATGTTAGTACAAAAGGATTTAACACAGTAAAATTTGTGAAAGATTTGAGAGATAATCCTATTCATCTTTATAACTTTGGCAAGTTAGATCAAACACTATTACAACTGGAGATGATGTAATGATAGTAACAGGACAAGTATATAAATTTATTGGTATACACGGATTAATACGTCCAGACGAATGGGGACAAAATAGAACTGATGTTTTGTTCAAAAAAGTAGAACACAATCTAAAATTAGGCGATAGAGTAGAGTACGAGCCAGTAGAAAAAAATGGCAGAAAACACGCAGAAAATTTAAAAAAAGTTGAACAAACTGGTTGACTTTTATTTTGTATATGTTATATTAAATACATAACAAAGACGACGGTCCGAGTTAGATAGTGCAAGGAAACGCTGCTTTACAGAGGCAGTAACTTGGCTAGTAGCTGTAGTGGCAGCGTATGAGCATGGAGACATGAAGATACGTATTTTGGAAGTAACTATCCGATGCTAGGCTCCGCTGAATTAATGGACAGGATCTGTTGAGGCGGTTGTTGGTAATCCTTAATCCAACCTATCATATATTATAGAGAAGGTCTGCTATATTTTAGCAGGCCTTTTTTTACGGACATTATAACCCATTTTATTTAATTTGATAAATACTATTGTCATAGAGAGAACCTCTAGATGAGGACTTATGCGGAAGACCAACCGCGTATTACTTAGAACGTAACAAAGGAGAAACAAATGGGACGTCCAGTAAATAAAAGAAATTTCGGAGATCCAGCTGACGCAACAAATATCACAGTACGTGCATATGTTGGCGGCGGAATTGACGAGCAAGCATACATTGTAGACCAAAGAGGAACAAACAAGTTCACAGTGTCAAACAACGGTGCTACAGCAACAGCAGTTTGCCGTTTGGTTAACAAAGCAACCGACAGTGTAGCAGCAGGCGAAATGGTTATCGAAGGTTTTGATGCAGGCGGAGTACGCAAAGTAATCAAAAAACTATTCAATAGAACAGCAGTAGATTTTGATAACAATCGTTATACTTGGGAACTAGAAGACGATTCAACAGATACAGTTTTACGTTTGACAGCTATTTAAGGAGCACTTAGATGGCTGAACGTTTTAATCGCATAGGTGCAGACAAATACACAATCGAAGTCAATGACAATGGAGAAATTGTTCTTGACACAGGTAATTCTGTAGGTAAAGTTACTGTAAAAGGTGATTTAGATGTATTAGGTGTAACAAC